TTTTCTCTGCTTTCTTCTGGATACGATAAAATCCTTTCTGTTTTTGCAGGTAATAGATCGTCCCAAAATTTACCCTGACAGAAAGCCTCGTGCCGTCTGTCAAATCAATAAAATTTTCCTTCATGCCTCTCTCCTTTATGAACCGGAAACCGCTGACGTCAAATCCTCTTTTGTCAGTATTGGTTTTTCAAAAAACTTTTCTTCCGTCAATCCTGCCGGAAATGCGGATGAGGAAGAATCGACCATCGCTTTGATATCTTCATTATCATTAAAGGCATATGCCTTAATGGTAATCGTGTCTGTCTGTTCAGAAAAGCTCTCTTCCCTCGTTTTCGTTTCGTCTGTATTTTCCGCGAGCCTGCATTTTGGATACCACTCCAGACGTATCTTCCCTTTTTTCAGTTTTACAACCTTTCCATATGCAAAAAATGGACGAATTCCTTTCCCTCCCGAAAGAATCAGACCACCTTCATCCACTGTATCTCCCCGCATTTTAGCCAGTGTTTCTGCCGGGAACGCAATCACTTCTACTTCAATATCCGTTGAAGAGACGCTGGAATCTGTATCGTATACGATGCCACTTGCATATACATCTGTGTTTTCCGCGTTTTCTGTTACAGTTACACTTTTTACCACTTCGGTGCACTCCACCTCTTCACTATATTCCCCTGAATATTCTCCGTCTTCCGACTGATCGAAGCAGATATACTGCGCCCCGACCGTCTCTTTAATTGGCGGTTTCTTTGTCGTAATTGCCATTCTTTTTTCTCCTTTACTTCCATAATTCCTTGTCAATCGCTTGATAATACTTCTGTTTATTTTTCTGGAATGTCGGCATCACATGCGGAACCGCATCTGCCCTCACTGTTCCATTTTCTACCATTGGGCCATAATATTTCCCCCATCCGACTTCTATTTCACCTTTCGTTCTCCTTGTCGTTACGGTATCTAAAAGATGTGTGTATCCGGACCCGGTCATCTTAGAACGTGGTTTTGGGAGTTTCCTTACATCATCGGCCAGCATCTTAGCTCCTGTTTCTATAGCTGACAACGCCTTTTCATCTGTTACCTGATACCGCTGCATAAGGTCTTCCATGAAGTCCAATCCGCCCGTGTAAAATTTCATGTCAGACATCTTCTATCACATCCACGGAAAAGTAGGTGTGCCATGTTTTTGAGAATACAGGATCTTTTTCCACATATTCGTGCTGAAATGTAGGGTGAATCCCCTGTTCTCGCAACTTCTTCCGTAACTCTTTATATTTGTCATGCTGAGGTGTGCGGGCAAAGAACGAGATCTGGTATGTAACAACATTCTGGTATTCATTCCCGGAGGCCATTTCGTCTTCTTCCAGATACGGCCAAAATACAATCCTTGGATATTCGTTCGTGTTCTCATCGCTTGTAATTCCTTCATTTACCGGAACTCCAAAACTTTTCAGTAAACTGCTTAATTCCTGTTTTGTCATTGTATTTTCAGCTCCTTTTCTGGACGAATCAACGTAAGTTCCGTTTCCTGAAATCCGTCTTTATCCGTCACATGCGTGGCATTATAAACATGGTGCTGTTTCCCTTCAATCATACATACACACCTGCTATCAATACCCTTATACACTGGAATCCGAATCTTCATCGTCACCTCTTTCCCGCCCTGATCGAATTCATACTTTGTCCGATCAAACACTGATAATTCCCGATACCATATGTCCCCCACATTGGAATTCTCCAAATGCTCCTCTGGATAATCCTTGGATTCGTCCTGCCGGATGTAATAAAGCTGCATTGCTCCTGATGTATATTCAGGCATCTGCATGTGTCTTCACCTCACTTCCCATCTGCCAGCTTAAAATTAGAGCCTTATAATTATCTTCCCATTCATTCACTTTGTGATGATAAGCGTAATACACATAGTTTTTTAACAACATACGGAAAGTATAGTCATCATCCAGACTTTGTCCTGGATTCAAAAAATCCAATCTTGCTTTTCCCTCTTCCAGGTATCTCATTAATCCTGTATCCTGAAAATACGGCGGGATCTGATAATCCTGCCGTATTTCTGTAATCAGTTTTTCCAGCTCCAACGTCATCCCCTCCTGCTACTTATTCCAAAACAGCTTTTTCAAAATTGAAAGTAATCACTTCCGATTCATCCACTTCGATCTTCCATGTATCTTCTTTGGATACTCTCAAAATGATTTCTGGATCAAACGTCATGTTTTCTTTTCCTTCTGCTGCCACTCCATTTTTCTTTAAACTCATTTTCTTTCCGGTCTTTGTAAGCTTGAACGGGAAATAATGCCCGCTTTGTTCTTCCTCTTCGGAGGAGAAGCCCGTGTATCCGGTAACAGCTTTCAGTGTTCCTTCAACGGTTCCATCTTCATATACACAAAGATCCTCTCCTACCAAATCAGAAGCTTTCTTACCTAATAAGTCCTGACCTGCCGGAAACAATGTCATAATGTCAGGACTGATTATTTTCCCTGTTCTGTCGCTGCCGTTACTGGAAGCTTATATTCTTCCAGCTTTGTGATATCAAATACAACCGCGCAATTATCATCTACCGCACGCCCGTTTGCATAACACTTTCCAATCACCAGATCCGCGTCGTCCATTGCTTTTGTCTGGTCATACTCCTTTACCTCGAAAGATGTTGCTCCCATCACATAGACATTCGGAATGGTAAAAATTCCCTTCCCCTGCGGGCAGTTCGCGTCCACATGCTTTACAATCGGCATGAAAGATGTATTTCGGTATCCTCCTGTTAATGCCTCGCCATAAAGTGCCGGATCTACATATTCTGCTTCATCTAACGGGTTACAGATCAGATGCAGCTCGGAAACGGTTCTCTTCCCATTATTTGTCAGCGTTTTTCTGACTTCCGCTAGGCCTTTCGGGGAAAACTTTTTCACTGTATTAATCACCGCTTTATCGTCAGCCGTCCCGTCTTCTTTGAATGTTTCAATCTGCTTCATAATCCCGATTGGTCCCGTCTTTCCATCCCCGGAAAGATATCCCGTTACAAATCCATCCTGCATGGCTTCTGCCAGAACTGCCGTAAAATACCGATCAACAAATGGAAGCGCCAGATCCCGGATTGCTTTAGGGATGACAATATACGCTGTCATCTTGTGCTGTTCAATATTCAAGCCTTTAATCGATGCGGATAGCTCGCCCTGAACCGCACCGGTCAGGTTCCCCCACACTGCTTTTCCGGAGTGTTCCGCTACGATCCATTTCTTTACATCTGCCGGCGCCATCTGTACCAGGGACAGAATATCGCTGCTTTTTTTGATATCGTCCAATGTACGGTCAATAATCGATGTTGGAATGATATCGATCTGCTCTGCCGTAATCGCCTGTTTAATATCCTTGAATTTTTCATAAAAGGATGTTTCCTCTTTTGTCAGCACCCGAAGGCCCAGCTTCTTTCTGTAGTCTTCGTCCGCCGCTGCCCTTGCGTTCTCCTCTACCAGTTCGCTGATCAGATGCTTATGCTGCTCTTCGGCAATCATCACTGCCGCCTGATAAATCGCTTCACTTTTGTCTTCCGCTTCATTCAGCATGGTTACGACTTTCTGCTGAAGTTCTTTGTCCAATGTGTCAATTTTCATTCTTTTATTCTCCTTTTCCTGAATTAAAAAAAGCACTGAATCCAGTGCTGTCCCCTTGTTCCTTACTATTTTCTTTGATTTGTTTCACAACTTTTTCAGCGACCTTTTGTGCGATCCTGTTTTCGATTTCAGAAGTATCCCGTATTTCCAATCTCGCTTCTGATCCATATAGAAGTCTCTGTTGGATCCATTTCATCGCGGACTGGCTGACACCTTCTGGTTTTTCATCCATGATCCCCGTTGCAAATCCTTTCTCTTTGGCTTCTTTTGCTGTCAACCATGTTTCGTCATCCATGAGCTGCTTGACTTCTTCTTCGGTAATCGTACATCTACTCATGTACGCATTGACAGACGCCTGGGTAATCTTATCCAAATCATCTGCTTGTTTTCTGAAATCATTCGCGTTTCCCACTCCATATGTCCACGCATTATGAATCATAAGAAGGGAAGCGTCATTCATCACTCGTTCTTCCCCTGCCATAAATATAACAGATGCTGCGGAACACGCAAATCCGTCACAATAGGTCCGCACTTTTGCGTTACTGTTTTTCAGGACATTATAAATTGCCAGACCTTCTGCCACATCTCCCCCATAAGAATTGATGTGGACATTCACTGTCTCAACCTCTAACTCTTGAAGTTCTTTGACAATTCCATAAGCATCTTTGTCTTTTTCATTCCACGGCCAGCTCGTAATCTCTCCGAAGATATAGAGCTCCGCTTCTTTCCCGGCTGTTTCCAGGGAATAGTATTTCTGCATCTTGCCTTGTTTCTCCTTTCCTAAGCGTTATTTACTGTTTCACCCACAGTTGGGAGACCACCGGATCACCTCCTTCCCTCTAAGTTTTTAATTGTCCGCGTTTTCTTTTCCACTCTTCTCACCTCCCAGATCATTGGTATAATTCTTTGTAATTACTCTCTGCTGGCTAAACTCCGTATTCAAAGATTCCCAGCCTGCCATTTCCCGTACCTCATCAAAATTGAATCCGATGCTTCTCAACTTATCCAAATTGGCCGCGCTCTCAATAATATCGACATGTTTATACTTGCTCATATCAATCCAGATCATTTCGCCTTTCAGATAGTCTTCTTCTCCTACCAGTTTTGCGTTCAATGAATCATTCAGCAATTCTACGATCCATCCTACAGCATAGGTAATAAATTCATTGGTACTATCTGCTTTTTCTGTGATTTCTCCAAGAAAGACCGCTTTGGGAATATCAAAGGCAAAGGCACACTCTACCATGATTTCATTTGCCAGCTTTACGATATCCTCACTGGATACGTTTGTCTGTGCCTGAAGCTGGGACACTTTTAGTCCTGACGAATTTGTAAGCACTTCTATTTCATCTGATTCTAACAACTTTTTAATGTCAGATTTATATTGGTCGATTGTAACAACTTTTGGTTTTCCTTCTTTGTCTTTTGTATGAATCACCGGCATCGATCCCTCTACATCCAACGTATATCTTGGAATACTTGAGGTCTTCTTGGCCGCGCACATTGCACTGATCGTGCTATTATAAATATTTAACACTTTTTCAAGAAACCCTATAATTTTTTTGTTTCTGCTCCTGAGATGGATAATCTCATTTGATGTAAACCCCCTTTGCAGTTTTATTGTATTATCATTGGATATAATCGTGACATTACTATAGGTCTCTGGGACCATAACAGAATTATTTACTGTAAATGAATCCGCAATGTATAGATGATTTCCTACATAGCAAATCACACACTCCTCATCAAGCAACAAACGCCGGATAGCTTCAATCCAGAAATCCGTGGCCGTTTCATTTGGATTTGGCCGAATATTCAGCAGCCAGTAAATATGATCCTTTTCTCTTTTCCCTTTTCTATTGACGATAAACTCGCTTTTCGCTATTGCATGTGCGATCATTCCTACCGCCTTTTCAATAGCCATTTTTGCTACTTCAAGCTTTTTAATGTTTACGGTAATGCTATCTGTATATGATACCAAATCTCCTTTTTTATTTTGAAATAAGAAATCAAACATATACCACTTTCTCCTTTATTAAATCCTTGGAATACATCGATACCAGAAACGCCATAAACCCATCATTTTTTCTTAGCTTCGGTTCTATTTTCCCATACTGCTTGTTTCCATACCGATCTGTCAACACCTCTGTATTATTGGTATACCACCGCATAATGGCAGACGCTCCATAATTAATCCTCCCTTCCGCAAACAGCTTTTCTATCTCCGGTGCTATAATCCCACACACGGATCCAATCTTCCTTATGAGCCGCATCTGCCCATACGGGTCTTTTTTTGTTTCTTCGCGAATTCCATAAGACTCAAATAACATCCGAAACAATGAGTATCTGTATGTATCCATTGTAATTTTAAGTACATAATATTCATTCATTCGATCCATACACCACCGCACTATATTTTCTGGAGGAATTACCTGTCCTGGTGTGATCTCATAATCCGAAAATTCCGGCTGTCCCATATTTTGAAATATTGGAAATTTAATGGATTTTAAAAACGGGGACTCCTCACATATCCATGTGTGTTGTCTCCAGATATATTCTCCATCTTTCTCCGTCAAAACTCCTGCTGACGCAAAATCCCTAACATCTGCATAATCAATCCCAATGACCGCAAGCCTCCCTTGGGTATCCGGTGTCTCCCGTATCGTCTTCTTTTTGATATCCGAATAACAGCATCGCAAAATATTTTCCCAGGAGGCTACTGTTGCTTCATCATTCCTGTCAGGCCAGTTCATCCTCTTTGTCATAAACTCCGGCCTTTTGCTTGGCAGCTTTTTCATTTCCAGATAATCCTGAAGGATCTGGTGCTCCAAAATCGGCATATATTCCATTGAAGGATTTGGCTTATGCCATGCTAACCTATCATCCGCTTCCTCAATACCGTCAATCTTGCAGATAAAGGGGAAATATCCTAACTGGTTTTCTCCGGTTTCCAGTACTTCCTTCATCAGATCCAACAATTCATCCATTGGCCCCTCTCGTACATACCCATTTGTAGTCAAGATAAATTCCCTTGGATGCTTTACCTTTCCAAGCGCGGATTCAAATACATTGATCTGGTCATAATTTTCATAAGCATGAATTTCATTTAAAACCAGACACCCTGGACGTTTCCCATCTTTTGTCGCCGCATTTGATGTGTTATACCTCATTTCTGATCCAGTTGCTGTGTTTGTAATTAATTCTTTCGTAACTTTGAACTTTCCTTTCATGGCTGGAATATTCATCGCGTCATACGCTACTTTAAAGGTATCTTTTACCTGCTGTTCCGAATTTGCCACAATCTCTACATGATAATTCTTCACCCCATATAATGGTGTCTGGAAAAAATTGACCAGCGGCACTATAAATCCATCTTTCCCATTCCCTCTTCCCATCATAATAAAAAACTTTTGAAATACCGGCATGTCGCCCACATACATAAAGGCAAAGGCATAGATGAATTTCTGATATGGAAAGAGCTTATAGTAGTGTTTTTCGCAATATTTTAAACAGTTTTGATATGTTTTTTCGTCAAAAAAAACATCATTTCTCCGTAATGTCGGCAAAACGATGTTCTTGATCAGAAGCGATCTCTCCCGATTTATTTTTTTAGGTTTATCCTCTACATACCTAAGATATTCTGCAATTTCTTTGCAATTAATCATTACAGATAATCATCCTCTGCTGATGAATTTGAAAGAGGCTCTTTTAAATTCAGATCATTTAATATTTTCAGCATGGCAGTTGTGATCTTTGGCAGATTTGTCACGGATTCATTGGGTTTTTCGACCTTGATACCATTTCCATTAACCGTGTCGTACCGGATTCCTTTTTTCCGGATATCTGTAATCAACTTAGATCGGAAGAGCGTCGTGTAGGGAAAGAGTG